CTTCATACGACGATTTGCAATCCACTCAACATAATTATTGAGAAGTTTATCATTCAAACCAATCATAGAACCATCTTTGAACAAATACTTGGCCCAAGACTTTTCCTCATTAACGCAATTTTCAAACGCAGTATTTACCCACGCCTCCTCTTCTCTAGCAATTTGTTGCATTTCTGGATCATCGCCTTCGCGCCACTTATTGAGGATGTTCTGAGTAATGACAAGGTGCTGATTTTCGTCTCTTGCGATGAGAGAGATAATTTTAGCGGATCCTTCCATAAGCTTGAGTTCACCAAACGCAAAGCTGCAAGCGAACGAGACGTAAAACCTGATACCTTCGAGAATATTGACATTTGCGATAGCACGATAAAGTTTTCTTTTTAATTCCATACGTTCATCTCTAGAATATCCTGCACCCTCTTGTGCAAACTTCCATGCATTAGAAGTTCCATATTCTTGTGCGGAATTAATGAAATCATCATAAGCACCGGTGACATTAGTTGCACGGCTCATAATTTTTTCATCATCTAGAATTGTATCAAACACTTCACTGGGGTCAGAATAAATGTTTTTGATGATGTAAGTATATGAACGGCTATGAATCATCTCCATAAACCCCCACACTTCCATACATGCCTCTAGTTCAGGAAGAGAACAATAAGGAATGAATGCCAATCACCACGATCCTTTTGGAGGGAGACCTCTTCAGGCCTCCAGAAATATCCAAGTTGTTGTTGGGTCAACTTGTCGAATACTGGATATTTGTAGTGATCATAACGTTGCAAACCTAGTGGTTGTCCAAAAAACATTGGTTGTTTGCGGGTATCAACATCGGTGCTGGTGTTGAATACGGTCATTCCTTGTACCATTTGTAACTCCTGTTCTTTACTAGATTTTGCAACTTTCACAATCTTCCTCACTAGAATTCATAATTTCCTCAACTAATTTATCCAACTGTTGTTTAGTGGTATCTTCTTTTACCTCATCAGTCTTATGATCATAAGTGTTCTGATAATAACTCGTCTTCCATCCAAACTTGTAAGTTCTGAGAAGATCTTGAGCCATTACTGAGACTGGAACTTCATTGTCTGCGTAGTTTTCTGGATTGTAGGACCAGTTTCCACTGATGGCTTGGTCAAAAAACTTTTGCATGACGGCAACGACGTTAATATAACCAGTGTTGTCAGGCATGTCCCATAGAAGAGTATAATTATTTTTGAGTGATCCATACTGAGGTACGATTTGTTTGAGTGGACCTTTCTTAGACTTCTTAACGGACAAGTATCCGCGAGGTGGTTCGATACCGTTGGTTGCATTTGACACAACGGAACTGCTCTCCGATGGCATCTGTGCGGACAATGTTGAGTGCCTGAGACCGTGTTCCAGGATGGATGTTCTAAGACTTTCCCAATCATGATTGTAATCGACGGATGAAATTTCGTCTACGTCCTTCTTGTATGTATCAATAGGAAGATGTCCCTCAAAATATTTTGTACGATTGAAGTCAGTACAAGCACCCTTTTCTTTGGCCAACTGATTAGAAGATTTGAGTAGATAGTACTGGAATGATTCAGTCAACTCATGAGTCATG